GCGCTGAATGAGCAAATCATGAGGGCCATTGGGAAGCTCCCAAGGAAGGGAAGGGATGCTGTCACAAACATTGTCAAACCACCGTGAGTCGTCTGGACTGACACCGTAGACTTGAAACAACCACTCCCAGGTGTCCGCACTGGGGAGGGGAACAACATCCTTGCGGCCCCAATAGGCCTTGTACTTCTCACTGGCCAGGAAATCACTCTCTTCTGGCTCAGCATCCTTAGCGACCAACCTGTCGGCCGTTCGGATGAGGGCTCCCATGAAAGGAACATTGGAAAACGCATGCAACTGTTCAATTACCGCTCGAAGTTCACCGGGGGTTCTCCTGGAACCAACGCTCCAACCGAAACGGAGCAAGAACTTCCCTAAAAGAGGGACAGCGTATAACTTACCACCAACAGGGATGAGCCGCATGGAGCAGAAATCGGCGTGACTGGCCTCAGTGTAAACGCCTATTTCAATGGGCATGCCAAGAGAACCCCAATGCTTCATAAAGTGATCCTTGACAGTTTCGATAGCAGCTGCTCTAGGCTGCAATCTAGTGAGCTCGCTACCCTTCCAGACAGCGTGAGCACACGATGACAAATTCAGGTAATTGTTCCCTGAAGTGGTCCAAGCACAACCCGAATGTTTAGATGGAGGCATCCTGCCTGACACCTCAACATCGAGCTTGTGTATGACAACCTTGAACTTGCCCATGCAAGCTCCTTGGAACACAGTAAGAATCTGCTGAACCGGGATTGTCACAAAGTCATCGCCCTCAAAAAGGTGCGTGCCAACAAAATCAGAGCGGAGAGCACATTGAGTGTGCAATGCAACCTCTTCGGCATGGGCCCACTTATCCAAGTGAACATCCCACCTCTTACCGTCAGTTGTGACAATGAACACATTGCCACCCAACTTGCACATAACAAAGTTGTCATCTCCAGAAACAGCGATTGCTGCCGCGCCGTCGTCGACAGATCGCACCCATGGGAGTGACTCTTCCACAAAGTTGGCAAAACGTTGAGATTGCGACTCCCCTTCAGGGCCGAGTCCGCTGTTGACCAACAGTCTCAACTGTTGACCATATTTGTTGACCATTGGGCCACCGCGCAGCACCTTGCGCATATGCTCAGCGACCGACCAACAAAATGGCCCTGTGATCGCTGTCGACACACGGTCGAACCACTGGTGAATCACTCTGGGGTCCTTGAGGTCACCCTCAATTGAATGATTCAATTCCATCTTGAGGAATGGTTTGAATTTGTGAATCCAGACAGTGGTCTTTGGGTCACCGGCCAAGTACTCTTCCAAAGCCTTGCGATTGGCTCGAGCCTGTTGGGCTGGATACCTGGAATTCCACTCCTCAAAACTGTACCAATGCACGCCTTCGAACAAAACTTTGGGCATGCACTCAGTGGCAGCACCCCAGGCCCTTCCGTTGGACCTAGGAGTGTGAAGCAAAGCACGGTTGCGCAGGCCAACAACCAAATTGGTGACTGTGCTGGCTTGCACATATGGTCTGCGAGCGCAAGAGATCGTGTTCAAAAACAACATTGGTTTCTCAAAGTCGCTCAAGGCCGACAGTCGCTTCAAATCATCATGTGGAACGACAACCCCAGCGACCTTGACCTGAATACTAGATTCAACAGCCATCGGTTTCAAAACCGTGCT